TGTCATTAAAAGAAAGTATAAACTTCCCTGAGTTGCTAGAACCTGCAAATTTTTGGTGTATCTTGTTTTCTATTAACTGTCTCTCCTCCTCATTAGGTACTCCATTATTGAAGTTAATAAGCATAGAAGGTGCAAGACCATTCATAATATTGTTTAGGTGGTAGTTAGATATTTCTTCTTCTAACTCAGCGTACTGTAAACCTCCTTGATAGTCTACTGGAGAGTAGTAATAGAATCCTGCTCTGTAAGGCTTAACAAATAATATCTCAATAGCTTCTTTAGAGAACCCAAATGCAGGTATTCTCTGAGGCTCATCTGCAGGCTTTATTTTAGTCCAATCCTTAAAGTAGTAGTAAGCCTCTATATCTCCATCCTCGTTGCACTTCTCAGCTCTAAGAGTCTCTACAGGCATATGCTCTACTTGTACAATCTTAGACCTATCCTTAGAATAGATTACTTGCATAGCTGCACCTCCCATTAGTTTAAGGTCATATACTAGCTTTCTAGTACAGTCCTTAGTAAATAAGGTTTTCATTTGTGCATATTGGTCAGGCTTTCTATTAGAATCTGTAGCATCTAAGCCCTTACCATATATCATCTCTGAGATTCCATTGATAATAGCATTATTTGTAGGAGAACCGTTGTATCTGTCTATAAGAAACTGATAGTAGTTATTGTCAGCACCATACGATACATAGTCTTTACCCCTAACCTCAGATACCTTAGGAGAAGTGTAAGTACTTAAATTAACAATACTTACCTCTTGCTTTTTATGTACGTTATTATGTACATTTTTATTTATAGCCTTAACTATATTGTTTGTTCTTTTCATAGTATAATGTAATCATTATCATAGGTGTCCTCAGAAATGTAAACATCTTTGTTTACTGAGTAGTAGTCATTTGTATCTTGGTCTATATCTTGGTCTGTACAGAATATTTTGTCTCTGTATATTACGTTTCCTGAAACCAAGACCTTCATATCATAAAACCTACCCTCTGTTAAAGAAAATGAATGAGTAAGGCTCATATACTCTCCTGACTTACCCAAATCTACCGCCTCACTAGTCTCTGTATTTGTACTGTCATCTCTTAGTAAGAGAGTACCACTAACTGCATATTCTCTAGGAATAAACAAGATAGTTTGGTCATCTGTACTTGTGGTTAAGTGTTTCATACTTATATAACGTATTATTTCTTGCTTTTTGTATTATATAGCAAAAAAAACCCCACCATAAGGCAGGGTCTTAAATATTGTAACTAGATTTTAGTTACGCAGTAGGGTCAATAGCAGTATAAGTAGCTAAAGCAGGTGCAGCATCACAAAAGAATGGCGGTGCAGTTTCCTGAGCAGTAAGTGTTAATGTGAATCCTGATAGGTCTCCCATAGCAGCACCAGTAGCAATAGAACCACCAGTTACCTCAGCACCGTGTTCTTTACCTACTAAGAAAAAGTTTCCATTGTAGTCCTCAATAACTATCTGAGGTCTCCCTGCAGCTAATAATTTGATTTCTTCTTGTGTTGCTTTGTCTAAGAAAGTGAAAGTAGCACTAAGAGTAGACTCATAGAAAGTAGTACCATTTTCTCTAGATGAGTTAATAGCAGTCTCTAAACTAGAGTTTCCTTTGATTTCGTATTTGTAAAACTCCTCTGAACCATTGAAAGAGATTTCTCCTGCCGTTGGTGTTAAAGAAGCAATATTGGTAGCGTCATAGTTAGAGAAGTAGATGCTTTTAAGTCCACCTACTGCACTCTTACAAGGCAATACTCTACCGTTTGTAATTGAACAAGACATATGTTTTAAGTTTTTATGGTTAATTAAAAAAGGGTAGGCAGGCTTCTATGGCTTACCTACCCCTTCTATTTATTTAGTTATATGATTATGCAGGAGTATAAAGAACAATATCAGAACCGATACCGTACTCAACACCTGAAGTAAAGCGCATTATCACACGAACATTCTGACTTCCGTCCAAATCTCCCATATCTAGAACCTTAACCTCGTTGTGGTCAGATAATAAACCAGTACCAAAGAATAAGTTAGATTTTTCAGCAGCCATCATAAAGTTGTCAGCTAATCCGTTAGCAACAAAGATTTTTACACCATCAAAAGATAATGCACCGTTGTTCCACCATTGAGTTCCCTCAGCGTTCACACCGTTTGCACCTAATCCTGCAGCTCCAAATCCTCCTAAAGCTCTTACATAAGCTCTAGCTACGTTTTGAGATACATATAAGTATAAATCCTCTTTTCCGTATAATGCAGAAGGGATAGCATCTACTACTTTACCCATCTCGTCAATTACGTTAGCAGCAGTAACAGTAGTTCCTACTACATCAATAACATCAGCATCAGCAGTAGCTTTAGTTACTAATCCGTCAAACTCTCCTGCGTTAGCAGTAACACCTCTCCAAATAGCTTGCTCAGTTTTCTCAGCAACTAATCCTGCAACGTGTGCAACTAAGAAGTCAGAGAAAGCAGGAGGCAAGTTGTCATATGTAGACATTCCCATTTGAGCAGCTTCCCAGTCAGAACGGAAATCTTTTTTACATAACTCTAAGTTCACTTGGAACTCCTCAGGTTGTAAGATTCTTTCAGTTAAAGTAACTGTAGCAGTATCAGTAAAGTCACAAGATGCGTCTTTGATTACGTTTGAATCAGTAGCAACTTTTTTGATTACTTCTTTGTACTTTACGTTTGGTTTAACTGTGATACCACCGTTGTTTAAGGTAGCACCTGATAATAACGCAGCAGCAATGTATTCATTTGCAAACTGACCTGCGTATGTAGTTGTAATGCTAGTAGTTGTAGCCATTTTTATTTAGTTTTAAGTTTATTTATTAATGTTAGCAATTCTTGCAAATACTCTGTCTTGGATAGACTGTGGTCTGTTTTGACCGAATGTTACTTTCTTAGTTTCAACATTCCCCTCAGGATTGTGCTTCAATGGAGCAGCAGCAGGTGTGGATGATAACTCCTCTTTTACCTGAGCTTCTACTTCTGCAGTTTGTGCAGCCATATCCTCTTTATCCTTAATCATAGCTTTGATTTCCTCAATCATAGATTTAACCTCAGCTAGTTCTTCTTTAGTAGCATAGCTTAATTCCTCAGCAGCCTCTACTTCTTCTTCTATCACTTCTTCTTCAGGAGATTCTTCTCCCTCTAATTCTTTGATTTCTTTGATGATACCTTCAGATTCTACAACTAGAACCATTCCATCCTCTAAAGAATATTCTCCAACTGGTAAGGCAATTTTATCCTCTTCAGTTACGATAAATACTTCAGCTTCAGGAGCAAATTCTTCTGCTTCAATGATAGTACCATTCTCTAGGGTCATTTGAGCTAACTTTGTTTCCTCAGTAGATTGCTCTACTTGAATCTCCTCAGATAATTCAATCCCTAGAACGCTTTTAATTTCTTTTAGCATCTCTAATGGGTTTTTCATATTTATATAACGATTAATAGTTATTATTTTGCATTTTATCTGAGTTTTTTAATCTCAGACTCTGCATCTTTCTTCATTTTTGCTATGTCAGAGTTCATTTCTTTGATTTCATCAATTCTATTCTGTAACCTTTGTACATCATTGTTTTTTGACATATCCACTCCTAAGTCTCTACCTGCAGCAATAACATCTTTGATATGACCCTCAGCAACACTACCACCATTAATAGCAGGTTCTGCTTTAATCCATTTCTCAATAGAAAAAATAGCTTCTTTTTTAGCTTGTGTGATTCTCATATTATAATCAGACTTATAGCTTCTAGCTGCTTTTAAATCTTTTTCTAATATTGTAAGCCATTTAGTGATGTCTTTCATTGTAGCTAACTCCACCTTTTCAGCGGATAATTCTTGCTTTTCTTCAGCTTGTTTAGTATAAAGTTTAGCAAGTCTTTGATTAACATTTTTTTGCGTGTTCATTTTTATTTATTTAAGATTTACGATATATGTTTCCTATTCCTTGTGCCCATAAAGAACCATCACAACACTTTCTTGAGTAGATGTTCTCATCTTTACATAGGCATCCTCTAGAGCTTCCCTTTGGA